AAATTGACTTCGAATTAGGAGCTATTGCCAATCATTGCTTGGAAGTATACAAATCACTTGGTCGTCATTATTATGATGCTTATCGAGCCACTGATATGATGGAGCGTACAGATGTATTCTTTAACTTCATAGAAGAGTCATATTTGATTTTCAAACGTGACGACAGTGTGACGTTAAAACGAGCATGGTCCATGTTTAAAGAGTACACATCGGAAGCTGGACTAAAATTCTTAATGCCCAAGTATATTTTCAAACAAGAGCTTGGCGAATACTTTGAAGAATTTCTAAGGGACACCACATTGGCAGATGGCACTAGAGTTTACAATTTTTATCGAGGTTTTCTTGCATGGAAGGTTGACGGCAAAAAAGATATTTCAATCGTCGAAGGTGATGATGAAGACGAACTTCCTGCTTGGTTGAATCTTAATGAAGAAAACGCATCAGAATCTAAGCTTGATATTCTGCTACAAGATTGTCCGGCACAGTACGCAAACGAAAAAGGTACTCCATTTGTTAAGTGGGACAATGCCAATGGTTCTTTAAGTATGTTAGACACTCATAAACTGCATTATGTAAAGTTGCCAGAAGGTCATATCGTTATCGATTTCGATTTGAAGGATCCTGATACTGGAAAAAAGTCTGCAGACTTAAATCTTAAAGCAGCTTCAAAGTGGATTCCTACTTATGCAGAATTTAGTAAAAGTGGTGCTGGCCTGCATCTACATTATATTTATGATGGTGATGTGGACATGCTCAGACCAGTGTATGAAGATGGAATAGAGATCAAAGTTTATAAAGGTAATAGTAGTTTACGAAGAATGTTGACTAAATGTAACAATCTTGATATTCGTATGATTACCAGTGGATTGCCATTAAGAGAGGAGAAAAAAGTGATTAATCACGAAGCTGTTAAAAGTGAACGAAAGCTTCGCGAATTGATTAGCAGATGTTTGGAGAAAGAGTTTGGTGCAACGAAGCCTTCCGTAGATTTCATTAATCATTTGCTTGTCGAAGCGAAAGAGTCGGGTTTGTCTTATGACGTATCGGATATGAAGCAAGCAATAATGATATTTGCTATGAATAGCACAAATCAAGCAGAGTATTGCATGAAGCTTGCTAGCGAAATGCCATATAAGTCGGAAGAGCCTAGCGCTAGTGGCGATGGGAAATATGCCGATGACCGATTGGTATTTTTCGATGTTGAGGTATTTCCAAATCTTTTCTTGGTCAATTGGAAGTTTGCTGGATCTGACGAGTGCGTAAGAATGGTGAATCCAACACCTGAAGAGATTGGCGAATTGTTTAACTATAAGTTGGTTGGATTCAATAATCGACGTTATGACAATCATATTTTGTATGCTCGATACATTGGGTATAATAACGAAGAGCTATATACTCTTAGTCAAAAGATAGTTAGTAATGATAAGAATGTTAATGCCACATTCAGCGAAGCATACAATTTGTCATATACTGACGTGTATGATTTTGCATCATCTGGACATAAGAAGTCTCTTAAGAAGTGGGAGATTGAACTTGGATTGCATCACCAAGAGCTTGGTCTTCCATGGGATCAGCCTGTTCCAGAAGAGCAGTGGGGTTTAGTTGCCGAATACTGCGACAATGATGTCATATCTACTGAAGCAGTGTTTAATCATTTGAGTGGCGACTTTAGAGCTCGAGAGATTCTTGCTGATATTGCTGGAATGACAGTAAATGACAGCACAAACTCGCTAACAACCAGAATTATATTTGGTAAAGAAAAGAGACCCAAACTTAATTGGTATGATCTTTCTGAAGAATTTCCAGGTTACCAGTATAAATCTGGAAAGAACATGTATCGTGGTGATGATGTTGGTCGTGGTGGTTGGGTTTATGCCAATCCTGGAATGTATGGATATTGTAAGACATTCGACGTTGCATCTATGCATCCTCGATCAATCATTAAAGAAAGATATTTGGGAGATTATACTGATCGTTTCGAAGATCTTGTAAACATTCGTTTGTTTATTAAGCATGGCGATTATGAAGCTGTCGGAAAGCTGTTTGATGGTAAACTTAGGCCATATTTGAATAATAAGAATGAAGCAAAAGACTTGTCAAATGCTTTAAAGACTGCTATCAATTCTGTGTATGGATTAACATCAGCGTCATTCGATAATCCATTTCGAGATCGACGTAATAAGAACAATATTGTTGCACTTCGCGGAGCATTATTTATGCGTACTCTACAGGATGAAGTAGAAAGTCGCGGCTTTACTGTAGTGCATATTAAGACAGACTCGATTAAGATTGCTGATCCTACTCCGGAAATTGAGCAATTTGTTTATGAGTTTGGTGAAAAATATGGTTACACTTTTGAAGTTGAGGCTGAATGGGAAAAGCTTTGTCTTGTAAACAATGCTGTATTTATCGGTAAACAAACTGTGACTTCTCCTCAAGCGCCTGGCAAATGGACCGCTACTGGTAAACAATTCCAGGAACCTTATGTGTTTAAAAAGATATTTTCACATGAGCCGATAACATTTGACGACATGTGTATTACTATGACTTGTAAGTCTGCATTTTATTTGGACATGAATGAGCAATTGCCAGATGGTGAATCAATGCCTGTCTTTGTCGGACGGGCTGGTTCATTCTGTCCAATAGAAGCTGGTCATGGTGGTGGTATATTACTTCGTGCTGAAAGTGATGGCCGTTTGTCGGCTGCTTCAGGCACTAAGGGATATCGCTTTTTGGAATCGGAAACGATTCGCGGAACAGATCTTGAACAGTATATTGATAGAACATATTTTGATAAGTTGGTAGATGATGCGATAGAAGACATATCGAAATATGGAGATTTCTATAGTTTTGTTTCTGATGGAAAAGATATTCCGTGGACTATGCCATGCGGTGATTCAAGAATGGACAATTGTATGACTTGTCCTCGCTATGTAGGTGATCATAGTCTATGCGATCTAGGCTTTGATATTTCTGAAGTATTATTGAGAACGTAAGGAGTTTTGAAGTGTCGTAAGATTAATGTTTTGATTCTTGATCATTCACAAGAACTACTAAAAAGATATTTATAGAACATTAAGGAGATCTATCATGCCTCGTGAGAATTTTGCAACCATTAACATTTCTAATGCTAAGTTCATCTTCTATACCAATTTTAAGGGAGCTGCTGGTCCATACAATAATGAGGGCGAGCGTAATTTTAATGTCATATTGGAAGGCGATGCTCTTCAGCAAGCACTTGATTACGGCATGAATGTTAAAACTACGAAGCCTCGTGAGGGCTATGAGCCTGTGAGTTATATTAAGGTTAACATTGGCTACAAGTATCGTGCTCCTATTGCTATGCTGATTAATTCTCAGGTTAAGCGTAATCTTACTGAGCAGACTATTGGTTTGCTGGATGATTACGAGTATAGTAATGTGGATATTGTCATTCGTCCTAATCGTTGGCGCCGTCCTAATGGTGAGTCTGGAGTTAATGCATATTTGCAGGCAATTTACGCTACTGTTGTAGAGGATCCTTTCGTTTCGAAGTATTACGATATTCCTGAAATTGAGTCTGAGTAGCAAATGATTGAACTGCGTCCTGAACAGCAGGATGCGCTAGACAAGCTTAGAACCGGCTCCATCTTAGTTGGTGGGGTCGGTTCTGGCAAGTCCATTACAGCATTGGCATATTTTTATAACAATGTGTGCTGTGGTGATTATAGAAAGCTTTCGATGCCATTAAAACCTCGTTCATTGTATATTATTACAACAGCTCGTAAGAGAGATACGTTGGAATGGGCTGATGAGTATCGTAAGTTTGGATTAGCGAGTGATCCTGCTTTTAGCATAGGAAAGATATTTGTACAAGTAGATTCATGGAATAATATAGGTAAGTATGTTGATGTAAAAGATGCTTTTTTTATCTTTGATGAGCAAAGAGTTGTCGGATCTGGTGCATGGGTTAGAGCCTTTTTGAAAATTGCAAAGAATAATGATTGGATTCTACTTAGTGCCACACCTGGTGACACATGGTCCGACTATATTCCTGTATTTGTAGCTAATGGTTTTTATAAAAATCGTACACAATTTATTCGTCGACATGCTATATTTGATCGCTTTGCCAAGTATCCTAAAATAATCAGATATGTTGAAACTAATGTGTTGGAGCGATATAGAAAACAAATTCTGGTCACAATGAAAGACAAACGTCATACAGTACGGCATGTGATTGACATCCATGTTGGATACCAAAAAGATATTTATGACTTAGCTTTTAGAAGTCGGTGGAACCCTTTTAACGATGAACCAATTCGTGATGCTGGACAGTTATGTCATATTTTACAAAGAATCGTCAATACTGATGAAACTCGTATGGATAGTTTAGCTAAATTACTCATAGAGCATGACAAAGCGATTGTATTTTACAATTTAGATAGTGAGTTAGAATTACTTAGAGAGATACCAAAAAGATATTTGGAATTGAAGGATTATGGTATAGCTGAATGGAATGGACATAAGCATGAGTTGATTCCAGAAACTTCTAAGTGGATTTATCTAGTTCAGTATACAGCTGGTGCCGAAGGATGGAATTGTACACAAACAGATACAGTTATATTTTACTCTTTGAATTATTCGTTCAAGATAATGGAACAAGCTTCTGGAAGAATTGATAGAATAAATACTCCTTTTGTAGATCTATATTATTATCGTCTTTTATCAAATTCTTCTATAGATGCTGCTATATTATCAGCATTGAAACAGAAAAAAAATTTTAATGAACTGGCTTTTGTGCGGAAATAATGTCCGCGCAGAAAAAACTTACACTTATATAGGAGGAGTAAGATTTTTTACTTCCTTCTATATTTTTGTAAGTTTAGACCTTGTTTAATTTTTTCGCGCTTGAAAGGGCGGTAATGAAAAAAGAGAATGCGTTTCAATCCGCTCTTATAAAAGAGTTGAAAAAGATATTTCCGGGTTGTATGGTTTTGAAGAACGATAGCTCTTATTATCAAGGTATTCCGGATCTATTAGTGTTATATAATGATAGATGGGCGATGCTAGAATGTAAGCGAAGTTCAACAGCCAGTCATCGACCTAATCAGGATTACTATATTGAGAAATTTGGTAAGATGTCTTATGCCAGTTTCATATCTCCTGACAATAAGGAAGAGGTCTTAAATGAACTTCAACAAGCATTTCAACTTGGAAGGTAAACATGCGTTTCTTGGAGCGAGTAAATATTCATGGCTGAATTATGATGCTGAAAAATTAAGAGAGTCATATTTAAATAATCAAGCTCGCTATAGAGGAACTCAATTACATGAACTAGCTAGTCAATTAATCAAACTTGGAGTTAAACTTCCTGATACGCATCAAACACTTAATTTATTTGTTAACGATGCTATTGGGTATAGAATGCAATCCGAACAAATTCTATATTATTCTGAAAATTGTTTTGGTACTGCTGATGCTATATCCTATAAGGAAAGAGACAAAAAGCTTAGAGTTCATGATCTTAAAACCGGTATTACTCCAGCATCTATGAAACAGTTGTATATTTATACAGCATTGTTTTGTTTAGAGTATGCTATGGATCCACATCAAATGGATATAGAACTTCGTATATATCAATCAGATGATGTCGAGATTGAGATTCCTCAAACAACAGATATTTTACAAGTTATGCAGCAGATTCGTAGCTTTGATGCAATTCTAAAAGAACTTAAAGAAGAGGAGGAGAACGCATGGATGTAGACGAACGCGAGTATGCGGCATATTTAATGCATTACGGCACTCCTCGTCATTCTGGTAGATACCCATGGGGTTCTGGCGATAATCCTTATCAACGTAATGCTAATTTTCGTGCATATGTGTTAGATCTTCGTCATAATGGCATGAGTGACGCAGAAATTGCACGTGGTATGGGAATGACAAAAAATGAACTAGTTGCAGCAATGTCTAAAGCTCGTGCTGAGAATCGAGCAGAAGATGTCGCTGAAGCTAAGCGACTTATTGAAAAAGGATATTCTCAATCTGCTGCTGCTCGTCGTATGGGAATTAATGAATCTCAGGTTCGTAATCTTCTTAAGGAAGATATTCAACAGCGTGCTAATCGTTCTGCTGATACGGCTGAGATGCTTAAAAAAGAACTTGAAGAGCATGGGGGTTATATTGACATAGGACGCGGTTCTGAAGAATACATGGGAACTACGCAGTATGTCTTAAAGAATGCTGTTGCTCAATTGCATAATGAAGGCTATGAAATTCATAATGTAAAAGTACGGCAAGCTGGTACAGGAAAGGATACGACTGTTCAAGTACTATGTCCACCTGGAACGCCATGGGTAGAAGTGGCAAATAATAAAGGTCATATTCGTTTGGTTAATGCTCCATATGATCCTACAAGTGAAACCGGAAGGTCAAAACTTGGTCTTGAAAGACCTGTTAGTATTGATCCTAAACGTGTGATGGTTCGATATGCTGATGATGTTGGCCCGGATGGAGGAAAAGGCATAGAAAAGGATGGCGTCATCGAACTTCGTAGAGGTGTTGATGACATATCCTTAGGTAAAGCCAACTATGCTCAAGTTCGTATCAATGTTGGCGATACTCATTATTTGAAAGGCATGGCTGTTTATAGTGATAACATGCCTAAAGGTATCGATGTCATATTTAATACTAACAAAAGACATAATACTCCCATGATGGGAACAAAAGATAATACTGTCTTAAAAGAATTAAAACGCGATAAAGAGACTGGAGAAATTGACTGGGATAATCCTTTTGGTGCTACTATCAAAACAGAAGGTGATACCAGTAATAGTTTAAAACTTGCACAAAGATATTTTGTTGGCAAAGATGGTAAAAAGCATCTTTCAGCGATCAATGTGGTTAATGAAGAAGGTGATTGGGAGACTTGGGCGCCAACATTATCGTCGCAGTTCTTATCTAAGCAAACACCAGCCATGGCTAAGCGTCAGCTAAAGGTTGCGTCAGATGCTAGACAAGCAGAGTTCGACGATATCATGTCATTGACAAACCCAACGGTTAAGAAGAAACTTCTTAATGAGTTTGCTGATGAATGCGATTCGGCTGCAGTTCACTTAAAGGCTGCTGCATTACCAAGACAGTCTAATTATGTCATATTACCAGTACCTGGTATTAAAGAGAATGAGATATTTGCACCGAATTATCGCAATGGTGAACAAGTTGCATTAGTTCGTCATCCACATGCTGGTCGTTTCGAAATACCTTTGTTAACTGTTAACAATAATTCTAAAGTAGCAGCGAAAGTTATTGGTAAGAATTCTCCTGATGCTGTAGGCATTAATGCGAAAACGGCTGCTATATTGTCAGGAGCAGACTTTGATGGCGATACAGTTCTTGTTATTCCTACTAAGGGTACAAACTTAAAAGCACAAGGTCCTCTTAAAGGTCTGAAAGATTTTGAGCCTAAAGACGCATATCGTGCATATCCTGGAATGCCTGAAACTTCTAAGAAAAATGGCTTCGATAAGCAAATGGAAATGGGTAAAGTTTCTAATCTTATTACAGATATGACCCTAAAAGGTGCTGATGATGAAGAGCTAGCTAGAGCAGTTAGACATTCTATGGTTGTTATTGATGCCGAAAAGCATAATTTGGATTGGCGTCGTTCCGCTAGAGAAAATGGCATATCTGAGCTTAAGAAAAAGTATCAAGGCGGTGCTAATGCTGGTGCATCTACTCTAATTTCCAGGGCTAAAAGTAAAGTTTGGGTTCCAGAACGTAAAGAGATATCTCCAGATAAACGTACTGGTGAACGGCGTTATATTCCGACTGGAAAGACCCATAAAGACCGAAAGACTGGAAAAGATATTCTCAATACTACTAAGACTACAAAGATGTTCGAGGCTAAAGATGCTAACGAGCTATCTTCTGGTACTGTTATGGAGAATATTTATGCTGCCCATGCAAATAAGCTTAAAAGTTTAGCTAATCAAGCACGTAAAGAGGCTCTTTCTTCAGAATCAGTGCCATATTCTGCTTCTGCTAGAAAAGCATATGCCAAAGAGGTTGCTTCATTAGATGCTCATTACAAATTAGCACAACGTAACAAGCCTTTAGAGCGACAAGCACAGCTTATTGCGGATACTGTTGTCAAATCTAAGATAAGAGCTAATCCAGAGCTTAAGGATGATAAGGACCATCTTAAGAAGATTCAACAACAAGCACTTAGAGAAGCTCGTGAACGTACTGGTGCTAAAAAGAGCGACTTCTATATTTCTGATAAGGAATGGGAGGCAATTCAGGCAGGTGCCATACATAAGACTCGTTTAGAGGCGTTATTATCTGCTGCTGATAGCGATCGTGTTCATGAGCTTGCTATGCCAAAAACTGTTCGTACAGTTAATGTTAATACTGTATCTAGAGCCAAAGCTATGCGTGCTGCTGGTAAAACACAAGCTGAGATTGCTGATACATTGGGTATCAGTACTACAACTGTTAACACTATTTTACGTAGTTGATGTGAGGAGGTCATATTTTGGATGATCCACTATACATGCTTACTACTAAAGACAATCCATATAGCCCCTTCACTCACTATGATGAATGGGATACATGGGATCGCTTTAATGGTTGGCACATTAATGAAGATGGCTCTGTTGGACTTGGATACTATACTAGTGCATATTTAGCACGTGTAGCTACTACTCCTGATGATGGCGGTAGTCCTGCTCAGTATACTAGATCAATCAATGATGCAATTGACGAGATACTTAGTTACAATCTAACAGGTAACTATGTCAAGGTACTGGAATCTGATTATGAGAATTGGATTCCTGAGCCACCACCAACATTGTAAAAGGTCATATTTTGGAGGTACCTAACAGAAATGTTAAGTACCTCCGCTTTTTAGTTTAAGGTGTTGAACATAGGGTCATATTTTTAGTATGACTTGGCCGAATGTTTGATGAAAATTTGAAAAAATTTAAAAATTTTGGTTTAAATTAAGCTTTTTGTTTGACAATTATTAAAAACAATAATGTTTTTAATTGTTTTGAGTAAGAAATCATGCCATAAAAGGGTCATATTTGAGTAAAAGTGCTTTAAAATGCGTTTTTTATGCACTTTAACAAACGACTATGCATTATGCTTTTATTAAGTCTATAATAGTGTCATATTCTTGCAGTTTTTAAGTAATTTTGAACACTTTTTAGAGGTTTTTAAGAAAAAACGTCTATTTAGCAACGCTTTTTAGCTTTATAGTCACTATATGGGTCATATTTTGATTAAAATTTACGTTATATGGACCCCTCCCTATTCCAACTGTTATAGGCATGTTCATTCTTAGCAGTATAGGGCCTTATTAACCTACTATATAGGGTCATATTTACAATGCTATCTAAGTATGTATTAATCTAGTAATAGTCTTGGATCTAGATCATAGTAATTCAATAGTAACTTGGTATGTATGTAGATCACTATACATTCATAGTGAATACTATATAGGTCATATTCTATTACTACAAGTATTGTGTATACACTATTACCAGTACTGTATACAGTACTAATAGAATAGTATACTAGTCTATAGTAGTATTAGTATGTGTAGTTACTAACTAGCATACATGTGTAGGGTCATATTTAGAATTCACTACTACCCCTCCCCCACCCCCACTATGGTAAAAATTAGAAAAAAGATTGAAAATCGCTTTTTTACTCAAAAACTGAACTTTTTTGCTAAAAATGTTACAAATACGGAATACAATAATAAAATAATTGATAGGAGGGGGGGGGGTATCTATAAAGCCACTACCTCCCCAAATCGCCGCACTCTTTAAAAATTCCCCGGAGGGATTAATTAAGGAATCA